CGCGAAACGCCACCGACTGCAGGTCAGGGCCCAAAAGTGCTGAACAACAAAGGGGTTCGAGTCCCCTTAGCTCCACCAAGTTTATGCAGGTCAGAGGCGTAAACGAACATCAACCGAATAGCCGTCAACGGTAGCGGTCAACAACGAGTCGCACCGAGACGCTACGATCACCTCCCGAGAGGCACTGAACAGTGCCGAACGGGAGGTTTTTTCGATATGGCGAGCATCCGCGTCCACCCCCGGAGCGACGGCACGATCGGGCACAAGGTGCTCTACCGCCACGACCGCAAGCAACGATCGCGGACCTTCGACGACCCCCTCGCCGCCGAGCGCTTCCGCGGCCTCGTCGAGCAAGTCGGCCCCGACAAAGCGCTCGAGATCATCGGCGCCGCCGAGCGGGTCGCGGGGGAGCACACCGTCACCCAGTGGATCTCCCACCACATCGACCACCTCACCGGCATCGAGGAAGCTACCCGCAGCCGGTACCGCCGCTACCTCGAACTCGACATCGACCCAGTCATGGGCGCACTGCCCCTGTCGGCGGTAACGGAGACGACCGTCGCACAGTTCATCCAGGCGCTCACCGAGGCTAAGGCGTCCGGGAAGACGATCAAGAACAAGCACGGCTTCCTCTCCGGCGCCCTCCAGGGTGCGGTGCGCGCCGGTCACCTCGTCGCCAATCCGTGCGAGGGTCGCCGCCTGCCCCGCGCCGACGCCGGCAAGGACAACGCCACCTTCCTCACCCCCGAGGAATTCGCGGTCCTCCGGGATGCCATGACCGAGCGCTGGCGGCCAATGACCACATTCCTCGTCTCGACCGGGATGCGCTACAGCGAGGCCGCAGCGCTCACCGTCGGCGATATCGATCCCGACGCCGGCACGGTCCGCATCAACAAGGCCTGGAAGTACACCAGCGACAACACCCGCCGCCTCGGGCCGCCGAAGTCCCGTAAGGGTGTGCGGACCATCAACATTCCGGCGCAGGCGCTCACCGCGGCCGGAGACCTTGACCGCCCCCACGATGCGCTCGTGTTCGCCACGCAGTCGGGCGACCCAATCTCGGCGCAGCTCTACCACAACAAGGCGTGGCGGCCGGCGCTCAAGAAGGTCGAGGGGCAGCTCGGCGGCAAGACTCCGTCGCCGCACGATCTGCGGCACACCTGCGCCTCCTGGATGATCGCCGCCGGCGTCCCACTACCTGTGATTCAGGCGCACCTCGGCCACGAGTCGATCACCACCACTATCGGCGTGTACGGGCATCTCGATCGCCGTAGCGCGCAAGCGGGCGCCGCGGCGATTGGAGCGGCGCTCGGCGGGATTTAGATCAGCCCGGCAGGAGGCTGCGGTGCTCTTGGCAGAAGGCTCCGATGGCGACGCCGGCGAACTGGCCCGCCTGGCGCGTTGACCAGTCCGGATTCTGCCCTTGCAACGTCTCGCCGACGGATGTGAGCGAGTCACCGGCGTCGAGCTGCCGGCATACGTTCTTCGCTCGCCGGATCAGGTCAGGGTTATCGCGGCCGGGGAAGTCGACCCGGATAAGCCCGGCTCGGAACGCGATCTCCGCGTCCCTGGCGTCCACCTGGTCGCGAGTCGGGGTCGGTTGCGAGCTGCGAGTGGGTTCAGGTTCGACTACGTACGGGACTTGCTCGGCTTCGCTGACCGTCGAGGAGTAGTAGTCGCCACCGGAGACTGTCGTAGTACAGACGATCCGGTAGCGATTCATGCCGCCAGCCGAGAGGACGTCGACGTATCCGCGGGTGGCGTAGTTGGCACCCTCCAACGCCGTGGTGTAGTCACGCAGCAGAGGTGATCGGTCTCCTGGATAGCGCGCCTTCAGTGCGTCGACACACGCGACGCCGGCGTCGTCGAGCGCACCCGCGTCCGAAGAGAGTGCCACAACTGCCGATGTCGGAGGCGTGGCCGGATCGGCCTCGGAGTTGCTGCATCCAGTCAGTGCCACGCACCCCAGGAGTCCGGCCGCCACTACCCCTACGGACGTACGCATTACACCCTCCCTAGTGTGGGCGCCGTCACGGTGATCGGCGCTCCAGTTCCGAGTCAATGTAGCGCCGCTCCGCCTCGGTCAGGTTCTGAACCCTGATCTTGAGGCACTCGAGGTCGACCCAGAGCTCCTCGGCGGCTTCGTCGTCAACGCGGTATCGGTTCCAGGCGAGTACATCAATTAGGTCGTCGATCGGAATCAGTAGGCGGGCTGTGATTCGGTCTACCGCCCGTTCCTCGCGCATCGCGTAGTGCGGGTGATCCGGCACTGGCCCGCGGCCGATGTGGACGATCTCATGAGCCAAGGTGTAGCGGCGTTCGCGCTGATTCGAGGTGCGGTCGATCTCGATCCCGTCGGACGTCCACCGACCGCGTAAGCCCTCGTCGCCACAGTTGGTGAACCGGACGTCGATGTCCGGGTGCTTGTCTCGCATATACCGCCACGGATGCCATCTCCCCGTCATCCGCCGAGTGTGAGGTAAAGCACCGACAATGAAAACGTTACGCGCCGTCCTCGGGTCCATCTGGATCGGGAAAGTCCTCAGGCTGGCGCTCGAGCCGCTTCCGCTTCCGTGCCTCCGTCTCGCCTTCTTGCGCGGCGAGTTGCTCGCCGCTGGCCCTGCGAGTCTTGAGTGGCTGCCGTGAGGTGCGGCGCACGGATGTGAGTCGCCGGCCGACGTCGCCAGCCTTCTCAACGACCTGACGCTCGGCCAGTCGCCGCGACATCTCACCAAGCAGTTCTTGGTCGCTGAGCAGCTTGGGGTCTGGCGCGAGGGCGGTGACCTTCGCCTCGTCAGCGGTGATCACCTCGGCTGCGATCATCGCCTCCATCACGGAAACGTCGAGCGCTTCGGCCACAGCCCGGACTCGATCGGCGGTGGGCTTGTGGGCGCCGCTCATCCATCGGGACACGATCGACGGCGTCACCCCAGCCTCCGCGGCGAGGCGGGCGGCGTCCCAGCCGCGGTCATCGAGACGTGCGCGTAGGAAGTCGCTCCAGTTCGACATACCCGCAGCGTAACGGGTGAATCCGTTGCGTCAAAGCTGTTGCGTTGTTGCAACGCGTGCGCTAGTGCAACTTACAGAGACGTGATTTCGTGTGCGCAATCTGTTGCGTCAACGCATCCAGTCGTCTATGGTGAGTGCATGAACGCAACAGGCATTCGCACACGAAACCGGGAGGGCTTGTGAAGGGGTTCGCTATCAACAAGGCCAGGTTCCTCCAGGAGATGAAGAAGCGCGACATCGCCAACCCCGCGGCCCTAGCTCGGGAGTTCGGCATGAACCGCAGCACCACCTCGCGAGTCCTCAAGGGGGAGTGCCTCGCTGGTAGCGACTTCGTCACCAACGCACGCGCCGCATGGGGACTGACGTTCGAGGAACTGTTCACCGACCCGAAGCCAAAGCGGAAGAAGCGCGAGCCCGTTATCGCGGACGCGGCGTGACCGAAACGAGAAAGCCCGCCCCGGTGCAACGGGACGGGCAGGCACCCACCAACCGGAAGGAAAAGTAGATGCACGACAAGAATACCGCGGAAACGCTCGACGAAGCCATTGCGCGGCTGACGGCACTCCTTGAAGGCCGCTACTGGTCAATGCGCCAGTCGGAAGTCGTTTACGGGGGATGGCTCGTCCGGGCGTCAATGCCGCTCAACGCGACCCATCCGAGCTCCGCGCTCAACGGGCTGTGGATCGATGCCAGCGGTCCCGACCTCGCGCCACTCGTCACCGACGTCGCCGACAAGGTCGCCGAGGCGCTCGCGATGCGAGGTGCGGCATGACTGTCACGCTGACCGCACTCCCGGATCTCATCCAGGGCACTGATGAGTGGCTCGAGCAGCGACGCGGAATCGTCACCGCATCCGTCGTCGGAAAGCTGGTCACTACCAAGACCCTGCAGCCTGCAAGCAACGCCGAATCGCGAGGCCTGACGGCACTTCTCGCCGCTGAGAGGATCACGGGCTGGTCCGACCCGACGTACGTCAGCGACGACATGCTGCGCGGCATCGAGGACGAACCGAAGGCGCGCGACAAGTACGCCGAGCACTACGCGCCTGTCACGGAAACCGGCCTGATGATCCGCGACGACAACGGCATCAAGCTCGGCTACTCGCCCGACGGCCTGGTCGGTGACGACGGACTGATCGAGATCAAGTCGCGCCGGCAGAAGGTGCACCTCGAGACGATCCTGTCCGGGCATCCTCCGATCGAGAACATGGCGCAGATGCAATGCGGCCTGCTTGTGTCGGGCCGCAAGTGGATCGACTACGTGTCCTACTGCGGCGGGATGCCGCTCTGGGTGAAGCGCGTCCTCCCAGACGAGCGATGGTTCTCCGCGATCACCGCCGCCGTCCACGCCTTCGAGCAGAACGTCGCCGAGATGATCCGCCTCTACGAAGAGGCTGTCGCCGGCTTCCCCGCTACTGAACGAACCATCGAACTGGAAATGGTGATCTAGTCATGGACCTCACCGAGTCAATCGCCCCGAAGTCCGACCAACTGAACGCCGAAGACCTCCTCAGCGGACCGCGCACCGTGCAGATCGAGAGCGTCACCAAGGGGTCGGCTGAGCAGCCGGTCAACATCCACCTCGTCGAGTTCCCCGGCCGCCCGTTCCGGCCGAGCAAGACGGTGCGACGCATCCTCGTCTCCGCGTGGGGGCCGGACGCATCTACGTACGTCGGCCGCCGGATGTCGCTCTATCGCGACGCCTCGGTGCGCTTCGGCGGCCAAGAGGTTGGCGGCATCCGGGTCAGCCACCTCTCGCACATCGACAAGCGACTCACACTCGCGCTCACGGTGACGCGAGGCCGCCGCACGCCGCACGTCGTCGAGCCGCTCCCTAGCGCCCCGCAATCCGACGTGACGATCGATGTCGAGAGTTTCATCGCCGCCATCGACGCCGCGACGACCAAGGATGCGTTGACGGACCTGTGGCATCAGAGCTCGTCATTTCCCGAGGCTGACAAGACGCGCACCCGAGCGCGAATCACAGCCCGCGTCGCGAAACTCGACGCGCCTGAACCGGAGCTCGGACTGGAGCCTGCCGGCACACCCGATCCCGAACTACCTACCGAAACTGCTTGAAAGGGGATTTGACATGAAGGGCAAGTACGCAGCGAAGGCGAAGAATCGACTCGCCAACCTCGACAACGAGATCCTGCAGGAGGTCGTCGCTGAGCGCGACATCCTCAAGATGGAGCGGGACGCGCTGGCCCGGGAGCTGTCCGAGGTTGAACGTGACGTGAATGCGCGAGCAATGCGCAAGGCGGGAGAGCTCGCGTCGGCTGAGGTTGAAAGCCTTCAGGAGGGGATCAGCAGCGTTCGGGCAGCCGCCAAGAATGAGCGAGACGGGGCGGCTAAGGAAGTGTTCGCGACACTGGGGAGGCATGGAATCGACCCAGGCAAGATCCCGGGATTCGCCGTGGAGCTTGCGGTAGCGCTCAAGTTTGATGGCCACATCGTCGACCTCCTGGCGGAAGTCGCGCCGAACTCTCGCCAGCTTCGGAAGACTAGGCGGGCCAGCAACGCGAGAGTGGCTCGCAACAGACTTATTCACGGAGAAGTCGAAATCTTCGGTGTTGACCAAGCCGATTGGGATCGGCGATGAGTAAGAAGCCGAAGCAGTCTCGCCATCGGGTGCCGCCGGAGTATGTGCGTCCGGCGGACCCGGTCGACGAGCGCTATCAAGCCGAAATCGACCGCAGCGTCAACCGCCTCACCAAGCAGTATGAGGCCGCAGCACGCCACCTGGCAGCACTCGAACGTCGTGCCGAACGGGCACGACAAACGGCCGAAGCTCAGTCCACCGCCAAAGCTCGCGCCGAGGAAATCGCCACGAACCGGGCCGAAGCTGAACGGCTCCTCACCCAACGCATCGAAGAAATCAAGGAAGCCGCAAAGCGAGCCCGTGTGGACGGGGCCCGTCGCGAACTCGACCGCCGCAGAGCGGAAGTGGAAACCGAACGCCGGCGCGCCACCGAGGAACGCAAGGCGCAACTGCGGCAAGCCCGTGAACGTGAAACCCGACTACGAGCATCGCGGGCCAGCCTCGCCGGCCTCGAATTGCAGATCGAAGAACGTCGACGCGAACTCCGCGAGATTGAACGACTCATGATGCCCAGCCACTACGGCAACCGCGACAGTCGATCTCGCGGCGCCCGTCACGAAACCGGGGCAGGACAAGTCCACCTCGGGGGATACGTAAAGGAGTCCGCATGACCCTCACCGCCGACGACTGCCTCGCTGCCGAGGCATCCATCCATCACGCCTGGCTTGAGCACGCAGACAAGGCGCTCCAGGAACTTATCGAGCTCGGTGTCCCATTCAGCGCCGACCAGCTCCACGCCTTCATCCCCGAAGGCGTGGAGCCCCACCATCCCAACGCAATCGGACCGTTCTTCCGGGCGGCCGCCAACGCCGGCCGCATCGAGCACACGGGCCACTACCGACGATCCACCCGCGGAAGCCGCCACGGAAACCTGAACCGCATCTACACGAGGGGACCCAACGCATGACCGACACGACCGAAGCCATCCACGCCTTCCCTGTCGCCGACGGCGCAGCCCGACTCGGCCAGACCGAGGCTTGGTACCTCCGCCAACTCCGCAACAGGAAGCTCCCCGGCCACAAGATCGGCCGCAAGTGGATGCTCACAGAAGACGACATCCGCCAAGCCCTCGAGCTGACAGCGATCGCCGCCACGCCCAAGTATGTCGATCCAGCCGGGTTGAGTCAGCGGTCGCGCCAGCACTTAAACCGCCAGCGGAGGACGGCATGACCGCCTGCTGCCCCGTCTGCCGGCGACGAGTTCCCGCTAGTGATGACTGCGTCGTTTGGAAGCACCGCGACACCGCAGGCAACCAGTGCCCCATGGGTGGGCATATCTACCCGATCGAGGACCGAGAGGAGGCCGCATAAATGCCCAAGGATCGGCGGATCTTCATCACTCTCGCTGTGGACATGCCAGACCATCCCAAGCTGGCAACCCTCACCAAGGGTCAGTGCTGGCTGATCGTCGAGGCCCTCATGTACTGCCGGAAGTACAAGACGGACGGGGTGATTGACGCCGCGGTGTGGCGCCGAATGGACACCAAGCGGAACCGTGAGGCGGTCGAACAGAGCGGGCTCTGCGTCAACTTGGCGACAGAATCTCGACAGAATTACGACAGAATCGCGGACGATTTCCGGCAGAAAACTGGCGAGGCACTCCCGAATTCCGGCGTGTTTTTTTCGGACTACGCCGAGCATCAGCAGACCCGTCGCGAGATCGAAGCTGCGAGCGAAGCGAAGAAAGCCGCAGGTAGCAAGGGCGGAAAGGCCCGCGCCGCCCGCGCCTCTACCCCGCCCGAAGCCTCGAGCGAAGCAAGCAGAAGTCAAGCAGCTGCTTGCGATCTGCCTAAGCAGACGCTCAAGCAAAATCAAGCAGAGGTAGAGGAAGAGAAAGAGATAGAACCTACTTACGTAGGTTCCCCCCGTTCTGTAAGTAACGCGCCCGCGCCCGCGAAGCGGAGCCGGGGAATGCGAGCAGTCGACGCTATGAACGAGACCGCGAGACCGCTCGAGGTCTATCGGTTCATGCACGAGCTCGAGCAGTCCTCCTCGACGCCGATCGACCAGAAGACCCTCTCGCAGATCGAGACCGCAGTCACGCCACTACTCGCGCAGGGCATCCCGGCCGAACAGGTCGCCGCTGGCTACCGCTCATGGCAGGCGTCCGACTCGTTCAGCACCACCCAGATAGCCGCGTTCGTCCACAAGGCCGGAGCGAGAGCCTCCGCCCCGTCGTCGACGGCGGACGAGCGCGTCGCCCAGGCGCAATCCCTCAAGGCCGCGTCCGGCAACCCTTGGCCCACTACCCGACTGGAGCTGTCATGACCCTGACCCGAGACGACGTCATCGATGTCCTCACCGCAGCCGCATCGGTCGACCTCCGCAAGATCGGTGACGCAGACGTCGCCGGATGGTCCGCGACCCTTCGCGCCGACCTGGACCGCGACCTCGCGCTCGAGGCACTGCGTGTGCACTACGCCACTAGCGCCGAGCGACTCATGCCGGCGCACATCAACAAGCTCGCGGTGCAGATCCGTCGTGACCGAGCCGAGCGCGAGAAGGCCGCCGAGATCATCACCCGCCCCGACCGCCAACTCGGAGGTCTGCCGATCAACGCCGACGGCGATCCCGTCTGGACCGCATACGAGGTGAACGATGCAATCGGACGCGAATGCCCGACGTGCAAGCAGCCGCCCGACCATGCGTGCATCAACCTGGCGACGGACACCGCCCGGAAGATTCCATGCAAGAGCCGCATGAAGGTGCAGGGGTAAGCAACCGTGCGCGGGAACAGTATTCGTGCGGCAGCGTTGAAGCTGGGCGGCAAAACGGGGGCGTGGGGGATGGGTGCGGCCGCCAGTAATTCCGCGCTCCGCATGTGCACGAGATTTCGTAGGCTCAAACTGTTGCGTGAATGCACGCAACCGAATACCATCGATGTAACCCGGTGCAACGGGTGTCAATCGGAAGGAATCCCCATGAAGACTTTCATCGAGCGTGGCGAAGTCATCGCCCTCGACTGCTCCCATCAGGACACGATCCTGTTCTACGACCCCAGCTACGGCCCGTACGAGAAGTGCGTGGAGTGCGAGGTCGTCCTCGACGAGGAAGACGCGCCGGCCGACAACGATCTGACGGACGACGAGGCGGTCGCTGACGCGGGCGTGTGGGTGGCGATCTGGCTATCCCTGCTGGCGTGGGCCGCGGTTGTCGGGCTCGGCCTGGTGTGGGCGTGGGTGACGGCATGAAAGGCCACTACTCCACCGCCATCCCGGATGACTGCAGCTGTCGCTGGTACACGGTCCGCATCCCGGGCGAACCGCAGATCCCAGCGATGCTCGAGGCGGAGCCGGACCCGAACTGCCCCGCGCACCGCGTGGGCGGTGCCGCATGAACGCCGAGCTGGTCGCCAACGACAACCCCGTCCAAGACACCGTCGTCGACGTCCTCCGCTACCGCGTCGAGGACAGCATCCGCTACGCGACCGTCCGACTCGCCATCGAAGGCGACCTCGACGACGTCATGTGCGTCGAAACGCCGGTGCACGACCTTGAAATCAGGAGGGCCGCATGAAACTCCTCGACCTCTTCTGCTGCCAGGGAGGAGCCAGCATGGGCTACCACCGCGCCGGCTTCGAAGTCGTCGGCGTCGACATCAGCCCGCAGCCTCACTACCCGTTCGAGTTCCACCAGGGCGACGCCCTCGCCTTCCTGATGGAGTTCGGCGACGAGTTCGACGTCATCGCCGGATCACCACCCTGCCAAGCTCACACCAACGCCCAGAAGATCATGGGCAACCAGCACCCGGACTTCATTGACTCCATGCGCGCACTCCTCCCGGAAGGTAAGCCGTACGTCATCGAGAACGTCCCCGGCGCGCCACTGCGCAACCCGATCGAACTGTGCGGCGCCATGTTCGGGCTCGGCACCTATCGGCACCGGCTGTTCGAGACGAATATCCACATCGACGTCCCCGAACATCCAGAGCACTCGGCGCGCACCACGAAGATGGGACGCAAGCCGCAGCCGGGCGAGTTCATGCACGTCGTCGGCAACTTCTCCGGCGTCCAGCAGGCCCGAGAAGCGATGGGCATCGACTGGATGACCCGAGACGGACTCCGCGAATCCATCCCGCCCGCCTACACCGAGCACATCGGCGGGCAACTGCTCGCCAACCTGGCGGAGGTGGCCGCATGAGCTTCGAGCGCCACCTGCAGGTCCAGCTGGACCGTCTTGGCCGCGACGACCGCGACCTCGACGACGACACCTTCGACCACGACTACGACCGATACACGGACGGGGAGTACGCGCTGTGAGCAACCCGAACAAGGCTAAGGGTGACCGCGCCGAACGCGCCGTGCGCGACTACCTCCGCGCCAACGGCTTCCCACACTGCGAACGCACCCGCGCCGGCTACACCCGCGACGCCGGCGACCTCCATCCCGCACCCGGATTGACCGTGCAGGTGAAGGACCGCGCCCAGTACGCGTGGCCCGAGTGGCTGCGGCAGCTCGACGAGCAGCGCGACGAAGCCAAGGCCGATCACGCCGTGCTGGTGGTGAAACGCCGCGGTCTCGGTGATCCGGGGGAGTGGCTCGCCGTGATGCCGCTCGCTGCGATCGCCCGACTGCTGCGCGATGCCGGCTACGGCGATGTGCTCGAGGAGGTGGCGTGATGACGAACGAAACATTCAGGACGCACGTCACCAGTACTGGGTTCGCGCTGAACCTAAGCAAGGCTCAGATGTTTCACCTTGTCGCCAATCATGCGGTCGGCTTCCATCGATTCGGTTCCGAACCGGCCGCAGCTTTCCGGTCAATGAACCAGAACTACATCGCCTCGTGTCGTGCACTCGTCGCTCGCGGCCTCTTCTGCGATGCAGGGCACGCCCACCCGGCCGCGAAGGATGGGTTCTACTCGCGAATTACAAAGGCTGGGCACATCGTGATCGAACTCCTCCAGGAAGCTGGACTGTACGAGGAATACGCGAGCGCGTGGAGCGTCGACACCCGTGCGGCGCAGAGTGAGTGGGTAGCGAGCATCACGACAACACGGGAGGTGGCGTGATGCTCGTCTGCGACTGCGGCACCTTCGACCGCCGCCACGACTACGGCTGCAAGGGCTGGCGTGAACCTGAGACGCCGGCAGCCACCTTCCCGTCCTGGGCGCTTGAAGCCCGCCTCGACAGCACCGACGACCCGTGGGGTTGGGCTGCCCGCGGCATCACCAATCCCGACAAGGAGACCCAGCGATGAGCGACATCACGGCGGACGAGTACCGCACCGCGGCAAAGGTGGCGGACGCCTACTACGACGGGCAGCGGTGACCAGCCGTGACCCGACCCCGCGCCCAGGGCTTCCACGACTTCATCAGCACCAACACCCACCACCCCGCCACGAACGGATACCCCGAACAAGTCGGCGACCCCATCGGGCTCATCGTCGCGATCCTCGACAAGACACCCCGCCTCGACGGCGCAGCGTGCGTCGGCAGCACCAACCCCGACATGTGGTTCGCACCCCCCGGAACCGCCGAACGCGCCCAAGCCCAACGCATCTGCTCCACCTGCCCCACCCGACAAGCCTGCACCACCCTCGGCGACACCAACGACGAACAAGGCGTCTGGGGCGCCCACAACCACGACATCACCGCAAACCCCGACATGACCGGACGCTGCGACACCGGCCACAACCTCGCTGAACACGGCCGCATCATCCGACCACGCAACTCGAACCCGTATGTTCGGTGCCTCGCCTGCACCCCGCCACCCGCACCGCCTGCCCCGAAGACGCACTGCATCCGCGGCCACGAGTACACGCCGGAGAACACGGCGATCGTGCGGGGTGGGAAGGCTCGGGCGTGCCGGGCGTGCAAGCGGGAGCGGCAGCGCGGATATCGAGCCGCCGAACAGAACACTGAACTGAAGGCTTTGGAGGCCATCGCATGACCGACACCCTGATCACCATCATCGGCAACCTGACCGCCGATCCCGAGCTGCGGTTCACGCCGGCCGGTGCTGCGGTCGCCAACTTCACCGTCGCGTCCACGCCGCGCACGTTCGACAAGCAGGCCAACGAGTGGAAGGACGGGGAGGCGCTGTTCCTGCGGTGTCAGGTGTGGCGTGAGGCCGCCGAGAACGTCGCCGAGTCCCTCACCCGGGGGTCGCGGGTGATCGTCACCGGCAAGCTCAAAGCCCGCACCTTCGAGACTCGGGAGGGGGAGAAGCGGACCGTCATCGAACTGGAAGTCGACGAGATCGGCCCCAGCCTCCGCTACGCCACCGCCACCGTGAACAAGGCCAACCGCGGCGGGGGAGGATCAAGCAGGGCCACCAAGCCCGCCGAAGACCCGTGGGGCAGCACGCCGCCCGCCGACGAACCGCCGTTCTGAGAGGACGCCATGACCAACACTGCCCCGATCATCGGTTACATCGTTGTCTCCAAGCGGGCCCGGGGGGACGGTGGATTCGACTACATCGACGTGAGCCCGTTGTATCCCCCAGGTGGGCACGCCGAGCTCAACCGTCAGAGGTGGCTCGAGAAGGCCAAGAAGCATCCCGGCCGCTACCGGGACACCGAGTTCATCATCGCCGAAGTCAGGGGGAACGCATGACCATCGACCTCGACAAGCTCGAGCAGCTGCACGCGAAGACTACTCCGGGGCTGTGGAGTCTTGACCCGGTGGAGTACGCGGCCAATGACTGCTGCTGGGCGGAAGGCCACTGGGACGTTGACGGGGAGAACGGCGGCTGGGTTGTCCACGCCGGCGAACAGCCAGACGCTGAGTGGATCGTCGAGATCCACAACGCGGCACCCGCTCTCATCGCGGAGCTACGGGAGGCGCGGGCAGCCGTCGAGCGTGTCCGTGCGTTGGCGTACAGCTTCGCTGTCGGAGCAGACGGCGAGGAACGCATACTCGAAGCCCTGGACGGTGCCCGTGACTGACCCCACATCCTGCGGCTACTGCTGGGTGTGCGAACAGTTCGTCACCCAAGTCCGCCTCAACCCCGCCTGCGGACCACACTGCCTCGAAGGGGGCGCCGATGCTTGACCTCGACCAAGGCTGGTTCATCCCACTCCACGAGCAGGACACCCTCGCCGCACTCCTCCGCGACGAAGTCCCCGACATCCTCGCCGCCCTCGCCGCCTGCATCACCGCCGAAGGACACCGCACCCGCATCAGCTACGACCCCAAGGTCACCAACGGCAGCGACGAACAACCACTCCCGTACGACAACAGCGCACAGGACGCCGCCGACCACCTCGGCAACGAACTCGCCACCTGGGTCCGCCACACCTGCGAGCACCGTGGCATCGACTACGCCAGCTCCTGGTCCCCGGCAGGCTGGGCGAAGTGGCTGGCCGACAACATCATCGCGCTCGCTCTCACCCCCGGCGCTGACGAGGCCCCGGCCACGATCAGGCAGGCCGTGACTGGGGCGCGACGGGCCGCACGCATCCCGAAGCGGCGCACCTGGGGTGGGAGCATCGAGGAAGCGGGCGCAACCAGGCTCAATGCCCGTGGCATCGAAGCCCTGGCTCGGGAGATGGGCGGCGACTGGGTGGGATTGACCCGCCGACGCGTCCGCACCCTCCATGAGGCCGAGCTGATAACCCCCGTCAACATCGACGAGGGCAGCGACGAGCAGTACCAGTTCCTCGCGGGGGATGTTCTCGCGGCACACTTGCAGTACCCGACACGGAAGAGGACGGCATGAGGGAGCGGATCTGGGACAGGGACTTCAACCCGCTTTGGGACAGCGCCACTGAAGGTGAGTTCAAGCAAGGCGGGTTTGAGCGCGCACTCCGTGAACATGCACCCTGTCGTGTCACTAGGGATAGGGGGACTGAGCGGTGGCATCTTCGCGCCTCCTGGGGTGCCGCAGGAGTGTATTTGGTTGACGAATTCGAGTTCCTTAACACGGTTACTGGGTGGTCGAATCCACCGATGGTGGTGACGGCATGAGCGACCTGGTGGAGTTCCTGCGGGCCCGCCTCGACGAAGACGAGCAGACGGCGACTACCGCCGCGGCCGCCACGTTCAGCGAGTGCCCGACGTGGACTTCGAAGGACGACGGAACCGGTAGGCAGACCCACGGATACGTCATGGCGGACCACACAGCAATCTGTGGTCACGACGATGACGACGTGCTGCTCCCCATCGCCGACCACATCGCCCGCCATGATCCGGCCCGCGTGCTGCGGGAGGTGGAAGCGAAACGGCACGTACTCCACCTCTACGACACGGCTCGGCATCACGAGGCGAACGCCGTCAACGCCCTACCCGTCTTCGAGACGACAGTCCGCGCACTTCGGTCCATCGTGCAGGCCTTGGCCGCCGTGTACTCGGATCACCCCGACTACCAGCAGGAGTGGACCCTCTAAGCCAACCTCGTATGCTACGCTGACGCCGCAGGCGCGAGAGTTGTACCCACAACCTCGCGCCTTCGGTGTTTCTAGCCACCCCCCATTCCTCCGGGACACCTTCAGTCGCCGCCCTTCCCCTTGGTGCGACCGGCCGCCAACGCGGTAGTCCCGGCCCCGTGAGCAGCTTGCCAGCGCCCGGGGATCACGCGCCCCGTCGACTACCTCCCCTTGTCGACGGGGCGCACCTACTTCCAAGGAGGTCGCGGTGGACTTCACCGACATCGGCGCACCTCAACAGCGCATCCGCATCTGGTTGAAACGCGGCAGCCCACTGAGGTTCGCGCTCTCCCCGGTCGAGCTACCCGCCGGCACCACGGTCACGCTCGAGGTAGGCGCCCGCACATTCGCTGCGACGGTGGCCGCCGACTCTGTGTCGTGGCGCATCGAACCCTCCGATGCTGATCTCATCCCGGACCGCTCAGTGGTGCGGATTCGGTGCACATTCTTGGACGACCCCACGACCGTCGAGCCGTGGCTGAAAGGTGTGGTGGCGCGTGACGATTGAGATCAGCGACGGCGTGACGGTGACCGTGAACGTCCCGAACCGGATGCCGACGATCTGCCCGGCCACAACCCCTGGCGGCCCGATCACCGTGCCTGTGCAGGGCGGCCTGACCGCTGAGCAGCTCGCCCATATCGTGGCGACGGTGACTGCGAAGGTTGTGGAGGAGTTGGGCGGCCAGCCCGGCGGTGGTGGTGCGGGTATCGACGACACCACGATCGGCACCGACACCACCTGGTCGTCACAGAAGACGTCGGACGAGCTGGCGGGCAAGGCTGACGACAAGTCTTGGATGATCGACACCGAAACGGGCGACCTGATGCCAGGACCGTTCCCGTCTCTCAGCTATCAGGTCGCCTTGGCATACGCGTGGGCCAATCTAGCGCTCAAAGCCACGAGCGAGTTCGGCGATGGCACGGTTGGCGGCGTCGAGATTGTCTCCGCCCTTCCGGAGTATCCGAGCGAGGGAACCCTCTATGCGGTCCGCGTATCCGACGGCACGATCTCCTGGCACATGCCGAACATTGGGGGTTGACGTGGACGCCATCGGGGCCATCACCAGCATCACCGCTGGTGTGATGAGACGCATCGCCGACAGCATCGAAGGCACGCCAGCCCCGCAGCCGCAGTCGGTCGTGCACTACCACTTCCACCTCGCCGACCCCAGTCAAGCCGACAACCTGGACAATGTGGACCGCAAGGTCAGGGGCTTGTTCAAGCGCTAACCACCCGCACGGGCGGACCCACCCGGACGGAGGTGAGCCGTGGCAGAAGAACTCACCCCCGAACGCGAAGCCACCATCCGCGAAGGCCACGCCCTCGGGCGCTCCCAAGCCGACATCGCCCGCGAACTCGAAGTGCCGCAGCCGATCGTGTCCCGCTGGGCGAAGCGCATGGGGCTCCTGTGGAGCATCAGCCCCAACGTCCAGGCCATGAACGACAAAGTGCGCGAACGTATCGCACTCGAACGCGCACTCCTAGCCGAGGCTGCCATCGCCGACGCCAAGGCCATCAGGGAGCGCATCTGGGACGAATACGAGATCGTCGCCTCCACCCCAGCGGGGCCGCAGCGCATGACCCTCGACCTCCCTGACGCGAAAGCCGTCGGCGACTTTGCGTCCGCCGTGCAGAAGCTCGTCATGACCCACGACAACCTCACCCGCATGGGCGCCGGCAGCTCGGCGGACCACGCAAAGTCGATGCTCAACCAGCTCATGGAGCAGGCCCGGCGACTGGTCAGCGAAGAAGGGGAAGAAGCATGACCCTCGATGGTCTCGCCGTATCCGCCAAGCAGCTCCGCTCCATCGCCCTCGCCAACGCCGACGCCTCCAAGGGTCGCGTCAATATCTGGCACGGCGCCGTCCGCTCTGGCAAGACCATCGGCTCCCTCGTCGCCTTCCTCGCAGGTGTCGCAGCCGCCCCTGAACAGGGCGAGATCGTCGTCATCGGCCGCACTCGAGACACCATCTACCGCAACCTCATCGGGCCACTACAGAACGTCGCGATGTACGGAACGATGGTCGAGCACATCCGCTACAACCGCGGAGCGCCGACCGCCGAAATCTTCGGCCGCACCGTCCATGTCATCGGCGCATCTGACGTCCGCTCTGAGGCTGTCATCCGAGGCATGACGATCTCGCTGGCCTACCTCGACGAGACCACACTCGTCGCCGAGGAGTTCTTCAACCAGCTCGTCGCCCGCATGTCCGTCCCGGGATCACGGATCTTCACCACGACGAACCCAGATGGGCCGCGGCACTGGCTGAAGGTGAACTACATCGACCGCGCCGACGAGCGCGGCCATAAGGTATTCCACTTCAACCTTGAGGACAACCGGGCATACCTGCCTGAGGGGTACATCGAGGGCCTGGAGGCTCAGTACACAGGCCTGTGGCACGACCGGTTCGTCAAGGGCTTGTGGACGATGGCCGACGGCGTCATCTACGAGTGCTTCGACCCGGCCCGCCATGTGGTCGACACGCTCCCGACGATGCAGCGTGTACTCGCCGTCGGCGTCGACTACGGCACCACCAACCCGACCCGCGGCATCAAGCTCGGCCTCGGCGACGACAATCGGCTGTACGCGATGGCCGAGTGGGCGCCCGGAACCGGCACCACCGCCGACCGGGAGACCGGCCTACGCGCCTTCTGTGCCACCGACCGGCCCGACTACGTGTTCGTCGACCCCGCGGCCGCCGAGTTCAAGGTCCAGCTACAGCGAGGCGGATGGGGTGGTGGCGGCGCGGACAGTCCGCCGCCGTACGCGAACGGCATGAACCGCGTCGGCGCCGGCATCGGCCTCGTCAGCGCGCTCCTGTCGACCGACCAGCTCCTCATCCACTCGTCGTGCACCGAACTGCTCGGGGAAATCCCCGGCTACGTGTGGGACACCAAGGCCGCGCAGAAGGGGGAGGACGCGCCCGTGAAGCTCAACGACCACGCCGTCGACGCACTGCGTTACGCCGTCGCCACCTCCCGCCCGATGTGGCAGCCATTCCTCCCGCAGATCGATGCCGCCAAGCGGCTCCCCGACGAACGAATCGAGGTGGCCGCGTGAGCCTTCCTGAAGCGAACACGGCGTGGCCGCCACCCGAACTCGCCGCGGTCACCGCCCGCGTCGCCGAGTCCCACGTGTGGTGGGAGGGCGACCTCGACAAGCTCGCCACCTTCTACGGTGCCGAGGGGCGCACTAGCCCGTCCGGGATCAAGGCGCGTACCAAGGCCGCCTACGAGGCCTTCCACGGGCGCACACCGACCGCGACCGGCCGAGCCCCGAAGCGGTATCACGCCCCGATCCCCGGCGTCATCGCGAAGTTGTCGACGACCGAGCTATTCTCCGAGCAGCTCAAGTTCCTCGACGCCGGCAAGAGCAAGGAAGTCCAGGCCCGCGCCGATCTGATCTTCAACACCCCACGCTTCCACTCCTCGCTCGTCGAGGCGGGGGAGTCCTGCTCGGCACTGTCCGGCAGCTTCCAGCGCATCGTGTGGGACCCGACGATCGCCGACAACGCGTGGATCGACTTCGTGGACGCCGACCGCGCCATCCCCGAGTTCCGTTGGGGCCGACTGGTCGCGGTCACGTTCTGGTCTGAGCTGGCTGGGGGTGACGGCCAGGAGGTGTGGCGGCACCTCGAGCGCCACGAGCCCGGCTACATCGTTCACGCCGTCTATAAGGGCACCGCGACGAGCCTTGGCCGGATGATGGCACTCACCGACCACTCGGCGACTGCCGACATCTCCGTCGACGGGGCCGACGAGGGTCGCGGCGCGTACGTCGAGACCGGCGTCAAGGACCTCACCGCGGCGTACGTCCCGAACGTCACCCCGAACCCGGAGTGGCGGCACGACCCGAAGCTGCGCTACCTCGGCCGCGCCGACCTGTCGACCGATCTGTTCCCCACCTTCCACGAGCTGGACCGCATCTACTCGTCGCTGATGCGGGACTTCCGCATCGGCGCCGGCAAGGTGCACGCCTCCGAATCGGTGCTCACCAACCTCGGCATAGGCAATGGCGTCAGCCTCGACGAGGAGCAGGAGATCTACTCCCGCGTTGGCCCCGGTGGCTTCAACGCTGACGGCGACATGCAGTCGATCTTCGAGTTCTTCCAGCCTGCGATCCGCGTCCTTGAGCACGACCAGGGCGCGGCGCTGCTGCTGCGTGAGGTGCTGCGGAAGACCGGCTACAGCCCCGTCTCGCTCGGCCTGTCCGATGAGGTGGCGCAGACCGCGACCGAGGCGTCCGGCAAGAAGGACCTGACCGTCAAGACGACGCGAGCGAAGGCCCGGCACTTCGGTTCCGCGCTCGGCCCGCTGTCGACGACCTGCCTGCGTGTGGATGCGATCAAGTTCCCCGGCAAGGGTGCTGCCCCGTCGGAGGAGCTGGAGCTGGAGTGGCCGAAGTTCGCCCGCGAGTCCGATCTGGCGAAGGCGCAGACGGTGCAGGCGTGGTCGGTCGCGAGTGCGGCGTCGACGAAGACGAAGGTGGCCTACCTCCATGAGGACTGGGACGACGAGCGCGTCCAGGAAGAGGCGGACCTGATCGACAACGCGAAGACGGTCACCGAGCCGACGTTCGGGTTCGGGACCGACCGGCCGCCACTACCCACCGAGAATGATCCCGCCCCGGACCCTGAGGCGGTCGACGAAGGGGAGCCCCGAGAGTGACCGAGCGGTTCACGTTGCATGTTCGCGACCTCGTGGTTCCCAATGTTGATCGGGAGATCCCGGCCTACTGGATCAACGTATCCGTCTACGAGAACGCCCCGGATATGCACCGGTCCATGTCCAGGGCGGAAGGGCGGCCACTGTCTTAGTACTCGGCCAGCGGGGGCGTAGTCGGCGGCGGCTGGTTTGGCGCCAAAATGTCCACACGGAACGGGTACCTCGGCATCCTCCGGCTGACGCGAGAGCACCTCAGTGTCGAGAACCTCGTGCATGAATCCGTTCATGTCGCAGTGAATCTCACCCAGAGGCTGTTCGGCTGCGATCCGCTACGGCTACCGGTCGGCGGAATGGGGACGCGTGAAGAGGTTGTCGCGTATGCGGCTGGCCCGCTCGCCGCGGCTCTCATTGAGCGACTGATCTAACCGGGAGGAGTGGCTGATGCTGCCTATCCTTCTCGGACTCCTTGTCGGAACGGTCATCTACCTCATTGCATTCGAGTGGAACTCGCGACCGAGGAGGTAGCCGATGGCGCTGGACCCCTCCGAAGCCGCGGGCATCCCCGACGAGCTGATCGCGATGTACTCCGACGCCGAACTCGCGCTCCTCGCAGCGATGACACAGGCGATCCTCGAGGGCATCGACACTCCCGACTGGGAGGCCCGTCAGCCGTTGGAGATGCTGCGGTTCCGGCAGGCAGCGGAAGCGATTGCGGCGCAACTGCAAGCGCAGATGCCCGCGATGGTCACCGCCGCAGTGACAGCAGCCGCGGCGAAGGGTGTCGCTGCCGCCGACGCTGACCTCGCCGACGTGCCGAACGTGCTGCCGAAGCCGCCCGAGGGGCACCTCCCGCCGCGGCGCACGCAGCAGCAGGCGCGTGAGGCATGGGTGACGCTGGCGCAGTTCACGCAGCGCATCCCCGGCAACAGTGAACGCCTGTATCAGGATGTGGTGTCGCGGGTGCAGGTGCGTGACGTGCCGGCAGCGGGCGGGACTCGCCTCGACGCCGTGCAGGAGGCACTGAACCACCTCACCAAGCGCGGCATCACCGGCTTTCGCGACAACCGTGGCCGCAACTGGTCACTCACCTCCTACCTGGAGATGAAGTCCCGCACCATCGTGAACCAGACGCTGATCGACTCGCACACGGATCGGATGGTGGAGCGCGGCCAGGACTTGATCGTCGTGTCCTCTCACCGCAATCCGGCACCGCAGTGTCAGCCGTTCGAGGGGCAGGTGCTCAGCCTGTCTGGCGAGACCGGCACGGTGATCCGGCCGTCGGCGGTCGGTGGTCGAGCGGTGAAGGTGCGGATCAAGGCGACGCTCGAGCAGGCCCGCGCCGCGGGATTCCAGCACCCGAACTGCGGTCACGCCGTCAGTGCGTTCGTGCCCGGAGCGTCGCGCACGTTCAAGACCGAACCGAACCCTGAGGGCTACGAGGCTACGCAGCAGCAGCGGGCGATGGAACGCGGCATCCGCGACACCAAACGCCAACTCGCCGTGGCCGCGACACCACAGGCCAAGCGGGAGCTGAACGCCCGCCTCAAGGCGCAGCGTGAAGCGATCCGCGACCACATCGACGAGTGGGACCTCAAGCGTAGGCCCAAGCGCGAACAACTCGGAGCGAGGTAGCTCCCCATGCTTCCGCGGCTATGGCGTGATGCCTGGCCGCGACAACGCAGCGTGATGCTGCGCAACCCCAAGGAGAAACATGTCCGACGAGAACGCCCCCGACACCGCCATCGACGAGACGGCCCCGGACGTGACGCCCGAGACCGCCACCGACACTGCGGACGCGACGTCCACCACGGACGACCCCGACGCCGGCGCGAAGAAGGCGCTCGTCGCCGAACGCGAAGCCCGCAAGGCAGTCGAGAAGGAACTCGCCGGAATCAAGAAGGCGCAGGAGAAGGCAGCTGAAGAGGCCCGACTCGCCAAGCTGTCCGACGACGAGAAGCGCGACGAACTCTCCAAGGCCGCCGCAGAGCGCGCCGAAGCCGCAGAGAAGGCACTCGCCGTCGAACGCGCCGCCCGCAAACACGGCCTCACCGACGACAAGGACCTCGAACTCCTCGAAGGCCTGCCCGCCGACAAGGTCGACGCCATCGCCAAGCGTCTCGCAGCACCGAAGGCCCCCGCCGGCCGCTCCGGAAACCCGGTCGACGGCGGCACGCCCAAGCGCACACCCACCAACCTCACTGACGCCGTCTACGCGGCGATGCAGTAACAGCCCAGGAGGCACCACATGCCCGTCTCACTTGCGCAGGCAGCCCAGAACGCTGTCACCGACCTCGACCTCAACGTCATCGACGAGTTCCGGACGAACCAGATCATGGATCTGCTCACGTTCGACGACGCCGTCAACCCCATCGGCGGTGGTGGCGTACTCACCTACGGATACACGCGCCTCGCGACCCTCGCGACCGCCAGCTTCCGCGCCATCAACTCCGAGTACACGCCGCAGGAAGTCACCACGCAGCGGTACAACGTCGACCTCAAGCCGCTCGGTGGCAGCTTCCAGGTGGACCGCATCCTCACCGGCATCGGCCCCGCCGCCTCCGCCTCCGTCGCCCTGAACCTTCAGCAGAAGATCAAGTCGACGCAGGCCCTGTTCGGCGACTCGGTCATCAACGGTGACTCGTCGGTCACCCCGAACAGCTTCGACGGCCTGTCGAAGGCCCTCGCTGGCTCGTCCACCGAGGACTTCACCGCGTTCGACTGGTCCGGCGCGATGGACGAGGCGAAGTCGTACCTCGTCCTGGAAACCCTCGACGACCTGATCGGCAAGCTCAACGGCGAGCCGGGCGCGATCATCTCGAACAAGAAGGCCATCAACCGAATCAAGTCCGCGGCCCGCCGCACCTCGCAGTACGTCGAGCGCCCGGGTCCGCGGGACACCACCATCGCCACCTACGGCAACGTGCGACTGATCGACGCCGGCTACAAGGCCGGTTCCGCAGCAGACGTGATCCCGGTCCGCGGCTCCGCGGTCACCGGCCCGCCCGCCCTCGCCGCCGGCTCGACCGACGTGTACGCGGTCCGCTTCGGCCTCGACGGATTCCACGGCGTGTCCACGATGGGCGGCCAGCTCGTCAAGACGTGGCTGCCCGACTTCTCCGTCGCCGGCGCCGTGAAGACCGGCGAGGTTGAGATGGGTCCCGTCGCTGTCGCTCTGAAGGCGACCCGCGCCGCGGCAGTGCTCCGCAACGTGAAGGTTCAGTGATGACGGAAATCGTCAGCCCTGTAGTGGGGTTCACTGGTGACACCGTGTTCGGCACCACCACCATCCACTTCAAGGATGGGGTAGCCGAAGCCAAGGACGTCCCCGAGGGCGTCCTGGCATACCTGCGTAGCCGCGGCTTCACCGTCGATGGGAAGACGATCGAGCAGCCGGCACCGCCGGCGCCGGTCGATTCCCGCGAGGTGACGGAGGAGCAGGTCGGCACCAAGGTTCGTGACGCTGCCGCCGATCCGCGGCCGGAGGATTTCCTCGCCCCCGTGAATGCCGGGAAGGCGGACCCGCACGGCCCGAAGGTCGTGTCCCCGGAGGTTCATGCGACGCCGGAGCAGGTGGTCCGCCCCGGCAAGGTGTCGGACGACGCGAAGGTGCAGGACAAGGCCGAGTCGGATCACGCTGCCGAGGTTCTGCAGGGTGAGCCGATCGCCTTCGACCCGACCGGCCACGACGTCGACGAGGTGAACGCCTACCTCGATGGCGCCGACGCCGCTGAGCGGGAACGCGTCCTCCAGGCAGAAGCCGACGGCAAGGCCCGCAAGGGCATACTGTCCGGCCCGCACGCGGACTCGCCCAAGAGCTGACCGCTCATGCCCGCCCCCCGCGCCTGACTACTCCCGGGCGCGGGGCTGGCGGGACCACAACTTGGTGGTTGGTGCGTCCCTACGTGGCTCGGCACAGGACTCATAGGAACCCACGTTAAGGCGGGCTGGGCGTTTCGATGCCGAGTACCTTTCGCGCCCTCACGACCGACCTGCGCACCAACCACCATCCCCTCCCGAGGAGGTCCCGTGCTCGTCTTCGCTACCGAGGATCAACTGTCGTCCTGGATGGGCACTCCCGGCCCACTGAACGCCGGAGTCCTACTGCGGGAGGCGTCGACCCTCGTCCGGTCTGCGTGCCGCGCTGACGTATTCGACACGCTCCCGAATGGGCTGCCAGTTGACGACGACAAGCGCGAAGCCCTGCAGGACGCCACCTGCGCGCAGGCCGCGGTCTGGGCGGCAACCGACGTCAACCCGACGGCAGGCGCTGGCGGGCTGGCGCGGGAAGTCGTCTCGTCGGGCATCGACGGTGCGTCGGTGTCGTACAACACGGCGACCACCGACTCCGCGAAGGCGGCGTCGATCGGCACTCTCTGCCCGTCGGCGTACACGATCCTCCGCAGCGCGGGCCTCGCCTCGTCGGCGGTGCAGTCATGACCGATCCACTCGAGCACTGGTGGCGGTGGCCGGTCATGGTCGAACGCCACGCAGGAGAAGGCGCGGACGGGCCTGTGTTCGATCCGCCCGTGGTCGTCGCTAGCCGCATCTCCGCGAAGCGTAAGAAGGTCCTCGCCCCAGACGGCGTGGAGGTGATCTCCGAGGCTCGCGTCTCGATGACTGCCACCACGCCGCTGATCCCACCCGGTTCGCGGGTGACGCTGCCGGACCCGTTCGGCGGCCGCACAGCCGAAGTCCTCGCCGAGCAGCTGCATCACGACGGCGCTGGGTTGACCCCGAACTTCTACTCGATCGACCTGACGTAGGAGGTTGAACGGTGCGCCTCCTGATTCAGGTATTCGGACATTCGCTTGAACTCCGCATTGGGCGGTCCGAATCCGACGAGCCGGTGACGACCGACATGCTGGCCGCGACGAAGGACATCCTCGCCTCGCAAGTCGAGTTCGGGTTCCAACCCCCGGAGCCATGGCGCTATCCGGAAGAAAGGTGGGTGGAATCGTGACCATTAACTTCACCGGCATCGAGGCCCGCATCCGCGCCGCCGCCGTCGACGGCCTCGCTGGCGCCGCCGAGGTGGTCAAGCAGGAGGCGATCGAACGCTGCCCCAAGGAGACCGGCGAACTCCGCAACAGCGCGAGAACCGCCGTCGAAGGCCTCGAAGCGGCAGTCGGATTCGACACCCCCTACGCGGTCCGGCAGCACGAGGAACTCGGCTACGACCACCAGGACGGGCAAGCGAAGTACCTGGAGAACGCGGTCGTCGCCACCAAGGCGACCGTCGCGGCAGTGATCGGCGAATCGATTCGGAGGGTCACCGCATGACTGCCCGCCCGCCGACCAGCGACGAACTCGAAGCCGCCCTCGCTGGGCGCATCGCCGACAGTGGCCTCGCCCGCTACCAGGCGACCGGCGCCTACCCGGCATCCGAGGTCCCGGCGATCTTCTTCGGCACCATGCCCGACAAGCCGAACGCCGCGATCCTCATCAACGTCTACAACGACGACCGCGACCGCGACCCCCACACGCCGATCTACCTCGTGCAGTTGCGGTTCCGGTCCAGCACGGGCAGCCGCCGGGACGCCGAGCAACTCGGCAACCGCGTGTTCGACGACCTCGACGACCGCGTCAACGAACGCTCCAACAGTCAGTGGGGGCCGATCCGGGTCCTGCACTGCCACCGGCACCTACGCGCCCCCGCAGCCCCCGACGGCAACGGCCGCTGGTCCCGCCCTGACTCCTACACCATCATGACCACCCCGTCCTAGGAGGACGATATGACAGCTCCAGCACCTACCGCCGCTCTCGCGTCGACCCTGGCCCGCGACTGGGTCCTCGAAGTGGAGACCGCCACCGGCACATGGACGAAGGTTCGAGGCCTCAACTCGGTCAGCCCGATCTTCGAGGGCGCCGAGCAGGACGACTCCGACATCGACTCGGAGGGTTACGCGTCCTCGATCGTCACCGGCCTCGCGTTCCGCATCGAAGGTTCCGGCAAGCGCAAGGGCGAGCAGACGACCGGCTTCGTCGACGACCCGGGGCAGAGCTTCCTGCGCCAGAAGGGCCGCAAGACCGGCGCCGACAACATCATCTCGGCGCGCATCTACCGGCGCGACGACCTGTCGGACGCCTACCAGGCGGAGACGACCGTCAAGTGGACCGACTCGGCGGCCGGCGACACGAACGCGCTGCAGGAGTTCTCGTTCACGCTGTCCGGTCGCGGAAAGCCCGAGGACATCACCAAGCCGACGGCCCCGGAAACCCCTTAGGCCCCCTGTTGCCCGGGTTCCTGCCGGGCAACGCCGCGCTCCCTGGGTGAGCCCCCGGGGAGCGCGTGGGGACTAGGGGCACTACCGATCCGTAGGAGAAGATCATGCCGTTCGAAGAACGCACAGACTGGGTGGATGCGCCGAGGCCCCCAGCGAAACCGGGCGAGACGCCAGTCATGTCCGCGGATATCAAGCGGTGGGAACGCGCACACGCGGAGGCCCACGAGCAGCTCGACGGCCGCCTCAGTGAAGCGACACTGAACGGGAAATACGCCCAGACTTCGCGCCTGGGCGCCATGCGTCCGGCATCGCCAGTTGCCGGCGTGCCATTGTCCACCGAGGCGTACGCGACCGCGGTGTCCTCGATCTCCATGAAGACGGACGCCGGAACCTCGAAGGTTCCGCACGTCGCTGGTTTCGATGCCTCCGAGTTGCGGATGACGATCCACAATTGGCTGTTCTCGGGGTCGTCAGCGTTCGCCGATCAGGACGGCGCGGCCGCGCTACCCGTGCGGGCCGCGTTCGTTGTCGGCGGGAAGATCTACCCAGTCACCTTCCGAGGGTCCCGCGATGCCACGGTCGATCCCGGCGGGTATATCACCTGCGACCCGCTCGGCGTGGAAGTTGCGAAGGGTGAGACGTTCTACACGCTGATCTACACGTCAAGCACCTCATGGAAGCCGAACCGGATCTCCTACACCAGTTCCGATAGTGGCGGATTTGCCTCGACCACAGACGCCACCGCCACTGGATCGACCATTCCGACCGACGGAGCGTCTGGACTATTGGCGCCCACTCTCGTCACTGGCGTCCCGGCGGTTGTCGGTCAACGCAGTGTCGCGATCGCCGGTGACTCGATCGCCTCAGGGGCAGGGGACGGCTTCAATGGCACGGCCCATCCGGTCGCACTCGGCGCACCAATGCGAGCCGGCGGCGGCTACCTCTCCCGCGCCCTACGTGGACGGACCGGAACTGTTCAGGTGGCGCAGCCGTCCGACCTCGCGCAGAACTTCAGGAAGGCCGACAAGCACTTCCGGCGCGGGACGCTACTGTCCGCCGCAACGGACGCGATCTGCGAGTACGGCATCAACGACCTGGGTGCATCGCTTGGGCACGCGGTCGTGAAACAGGAGTTACTGAATGCCTGGCTCGTCCTCGCACGCCGAGGGCTGCGGGTGTGGCAGCCGACGTTGACTCCCTACGCTACAAGCTCCAATGGGTGGCTCACCATCGCTGGGCAGACGCCATTCTCCGGCGCGGCCGATCGAGTGCAGGTCAACAACTGGATCCGCGACGGCGCGCCGATCGCAGGCTCAACCCCCGCCGCCATTGGCGCGTCCAGTGGGTCGGTGGTTCGCGCAGGGCAGGCGGGTCATCCACTCCACGCCTGGTGGGAGGCGGCCGACGCCGTCGAATCCTCCCGCAACTCTGGCCTGTGGATTGCACCCGAGCGAACGGTCACCGATGGCGAGATGAACGTCGGGTCGCGGGTGCTCACCTCGGCGACGGCAGCATTCACCTCGGCAGACCTCTATAAGCCGGTCACCGTCGCCGGTGCTGGCGCATCCGGGGCGGCCCTTTCGGGATTTATCGGCGCGGTCCTGTCATCGACTCAGGTCAACCTCTCCAACGCTGGAAACACCGCCCTCAATGCAGCGACTGCCGTCACGGGCGCAACCGCCGGGATCGGCACACCCACAACAGATGGAGTTCATCCGTCGGCAGTCACACACGCCATCCTCGCGGCCACGGTCCCAGTGGACGCGATCCTCGCCGACTGACGCGACAAGCCGAAAGGAGTCCTGTGGACGACCTCGCAGCATTCATGGACCCAACACTGCGGCTCCCCATCGGCGGCCGCGACTACGCCATCGAATGCTCCGCCTGGCAAGGACTACACCTCCACCGCCTATTCAGCGAACCCGGCCGCATCCTCGACGACAACGCCGAACGCGACGAAATCCTCCAGATGCTCGGCGACACCTACCAGCAGATGGTCGACGACGGACTCTCCTGGCCGAAGATCGCCGTCGCAGGCAGGACCGCCCTCTTCTGGTTCGGCATCAGCCCCGACGCCGGCCGCCGCTTCTGGGACTCCGTCGGCGGTGCCGTGCCGGGAAATCCGATACCCCCGTCGCCGAGCCAGAAGGCGGCGGGGGAGAAGCTGAAGTCGATCTTTCAGCGCCCGGAACCTATGGACCGGATGATCCTGGCGGCGGCCCGTACGACCCCGAGACCGGCGTAAGGGACTGGTACAACGCCACGCCCGGCCAACAGCCCGGCGTGGATGCGCCGCGGCCGCACCTGTGGTCGCACATCCTCACGCACTGGGCGGACATCGAACTCGACCTGCAGCAGGTGGGTGTCGATGTCGAGTCCGGCATCCTCCGCGAACGCTCCTGGCGGTGGCTCGAACTCCGCATCGCCGACCTCGCGTCCACCCCCACGACGCGCCTACATCGCGCACTCCGAAAGGCCGCCTGATGGCACTCAAGGATCTCGACACATTCTTCGAGCCCGACCTCCAACTCCCCATCCGCGGCAAGCACTACACCATCCCCGCCCCAGACTTCGACGAAGCCAAACGGCTCCGCGAAGAGGTCGTCGCGAACAGCGCCCTCCCGGCGCCCGCGCAAACGCACGAGGCGATCAACATCCTCGGCCCCGCCCTCGACGAGATGGTCGCCGACAACCTGCCCTGGCCGATGATCCTCCACGCCGGGCGCACCGCGATCGCCCACTACGGAGCCTCCCCAGACATCGCCGAAATCCACTGGCATATGGCGCAGCTCGGCAAGTTCGTCGACCTCGGCAAGGTCGCCGAACGGATCGCCGCCGCCCGCAAGACCTAGCACCCCCAGGAGGGCTGACCATTGGCACTGGACGTCGGTGAACTCGTAGCCCGCCTAACTGTGGACGACTCCCGCTTCATTCAGGGGACTCAGAACGCAGAGCAGCGCATGATGCAGCTCCGCACCAAGATCCAGCAGCTCGAAACCGCTGTCCGTCAGATGGGCACCCAGGCTGGCACGACCAGCGGCAGCCTCAACCAGATGGACCTGCCGCCCCAACTGGCTGCGCAGATCCGTGACGCGCAGGACGAACTCGAACGCCTCCGCCGCGACGCGGAGCAGGCTGGCACCAGCCTTCATGACGTGGAGCTGAATCAGCAGCTCCGTCAGCAGCTCGAGCAGGCTCAGCGGGAGTTGGACCTACTGCGCGCCGGGGCTGATCAGGCATCCGAAGGCGTGAGCCGCATCGGCCAGGCGGCGGGCGCTGCAGTCGAGGGCATGGCCCGAGTTGGCGGTGCGCTCTCCGCCCGCGCTGGGCACAACGGAGCCGGGAACTTCATCGCCGGATTCGCAGACAAGATTGGCGACCTCTCATCGAAGACGGGTCCGATCGCCGGTTCCATCCTCGGCATCGCTGCCCTCGGTCTTGTGGCCGGGGCTGGGTTGGCCGCCGCGATTCAGGACGGGCTCGAGCAGGAACTCAGCCGCGACCTGTTCCAGGCGCAGACCCGCACCACCGAGGCGCAGGCCCGCAAGTTCGCCCTCGCCGCAGGTGAGGCGTACGCGGACGCGTTCGGAGAGTCCGTCGAATCGAACCTGTCGACACTCAAGCTCGCACTGCAGAACAAGATCATCGACCCGGGCACCACGCAGCGGGATGCACAGAAGGTCGTCGCCGACCTCGAATCCATCTCCGCGGCCCTCGATGGCGAAGTCGCCATCTCCGTCAAGGCCGTCTCCGCCCTCATGTCCACCGGCCTCGCCACCTCCGCGCAAGAGGCCGCGGACATGATCGCCAACGCCGTCGGCGGCTCCGCCAACAAGGGTGAGGACCTCCTCGAAGTCATCTGGGAATACTCGGCAGGCTGGAAGAACGCCGGCATCTCCGCAGAGGGTGCGCTCGCGATGATCGAGCAAGCCACCGACAACGGCGCCTGGAACGCCGACGCACCCGGCGACGCCCTCCGCGAGTTCGGCCGACGCATCACCGAAGAGGGCGAGACGATCGTCGAAACCCTCAATGACATCGGCCTCAACGGCGAAGAGATGTACGAGGCGTTCCAAAAGGGCGGCGACGAAGGCTTCGAGGCGCTCGACAAGTTCTTCGACAAGATCCGCGGCATGGAGGACCCGGTCAAGCGGAACGCCGCGATCATGGGCCTCCTCGGCGACACGTCCGGCGACTTCGTGGACGTGTTCGCCAAGTGGGACCCATCCGAGGCGCTGAAGAACTTCGGCGAGTTCGAGGGCGCGGCAAGCGATCTGGCTGGCACCCTCGGCGGCAACGCGGCCACGTCGGTCGCGGGCGCAATGAACTCGATCTCCGTCGTCATTGACGGATTCAAGGGCGCGCTCGCCGAGGCGTTCGGGCCGTACATCGCCGACTTTGCCGACAGTATCTCGAACAACCGCGCCGGCGTCATCCAGTTCTTCATCGACGTCGGAAACGCAGCCTTCGACGGCGCTGAGGCGGTCCTCGGATTCGTCTCCGGAGGTATGCAGGGCCTTGCCAAGCTCGCGGAGGCGAGCGGCAACATGACCGCCTCCGTCCTCGGTAGCATTGCCGACCTGGTTCGCGGCCTCGACAGCTTCATGGGGCCGTTCGACGAACTGATCCCCGGCCTGCCAAACTTCGGCAAGGTCGCGAAGGATATTGAAAGCTTCGGCGACGCAGCGAAGAACGGCGGCCAGGGTGTCGCGGACGGACTCCGCAAGGGCTCCGAGTTCATCGACAACACCCTCGCTCCGAGCATTGAGAATGCGCGGGGACGGTTCAACGACTTCGCCGGCGACATGAAGCTCTCGGCGGCCTTCAACGACGAGGTCGCGAAGGTCGCCAAGTCTATCTCCGACGTCGGCATTGCTGCGGACGGATCGGCGATGGACCTCGAAACGTTCATCGGCGTCCACGACGACCGCAGAATCCCCGAGCTCGACGCGAGCATCCGGAATGTCGTGAGCAGCCTCGAGGCGCAGACCCGCGCCGGACTCGACGCGGGCATCACCGTCGAGGAGCTCACCAACCAGTACGGGTCGAACCGGGATGCCCTGATCGAGCAGTTGATGGCGCTCGGCATGACGAACGACATGGCCGTCCAGTACATCAACAGCCTCGGCATGACGCCCGAGCTGATCAACACCCAGATCAACCAGCCGGGAATGCCTGAGGCGCACTACGCCCTGGACATCCTCAACGGCAAGATCATGGACACCCCGGACGAGAAGTCGATCCACACCTACGCACTCACCGACGACGCAATCGCCGACCTCGAGGCGCTCGGCCTCAAAGTGGAGCGGCTGCCCGACGGAACCGTGATGGTCACCGCCAACACCAGCCAGGGCGAAACCATCATCGGCGACTTCATCAAGCGCAACGACGGCAAGTCCATGACCGTCTACGTCGATCCCGTCGTCCGCTCCCAGCGATACCAGGACAACCTCAACACCGACATCGCCAACGGTGGGTTCGTCCACTACGCGGCAGGCGGTATCGAGGACCATCAGGCGCAGATCGGCAACGGGCGCACCCGCATCTGGAACGAGCCGGAAACGGGCGGCGAGTCGTACATCCCCCTCGCGCCGTCGAAGCGGGCGCGTTCCGAGGCGATCCTGAGGGAGACTGCCCGACGCTTCGGTCTCGGCGTCGTCCGCTTCGGCCGAGACCAGCTGAGTGAGATCTTCATGGGCGACCCCAAGTCGCTCACGAACCGGACCGACCCGACCGGCTGGCGGGCACTACTCGGCGGCGACTTCAATGGCAAACTGTCACGCTTCGGGATCGAGGAGGACAGCCCCCTCGCGACTGCCGTGCTGTCGGCGCGGAAGGCGATCGTCGACGGCGACTTCGATGGACAGCTTTCAAAGTTCGGCATCGAAGAGGATTCCCCGATCGCGAGGGCGCTACTCGGCCTGAACCGGAATGTCGTCCGGTTCGCCAACGGAGGCATCTTCGACGGAGACGCCGCAGTCGCGAAAGCGAAGGCGCATAACGGTGAAGGGTACGTGTACGGCGGCCTCGACTGCTCCGGCTACCTGTCCGCCGTCTTCAACGCCGGCACCGGCCAGTCCGTGCGATTCACCACCGACTCCGACTTCGAATCTATGGGCTGGGTTCCCGGCTACGACCCGAACGGCTTCAATATCGGCACCAACAAGGGGTCGGGCGAGAACGGGCACATGGCCGGCGACATCTTCGGCGTCAACATCGAGTCGGACGGCTCGAACGGCATCCAGTACGGAGGCAGTGCGGACGGTCCACTCGACTTCCCGTACGTCTACCACTGGCCGGGGGCATCGCGACCCAGCTACGACCGCGGGCAACTCGACAGCGAGATCACGAAGGCGCTCGCCGAGGAATCGTCCGCAGCCACCCCGGAGGCTCGGGAGCGGGCGGCGCAACGTCGCCAGACGCTCGAGGCGCAACGCGACGGCGTGTCCGGCGTCACCGACTCCGGCGTCAGCTTGGCGACGGATGGGCAGCGGGTGTTCGTCACCAACTGGCCGTCCGGGCTCGGCGCATCACTGCCGGCGCGAAGCGGTGGATCATCCCCGTCGAGTGGCGTCTCGTACAGCGGGGGCGGTGGAACCCTCTCCACTGCTCGCGAAGCCGCGGGCGACGGCGAGGAAGCCACCCTCACGCCGCGGCCGATCACGGACTACCTCAACCCCGAGGACGTGTTCTGGCAGTTCGCCGAAGGCATGGGCATCTCCAAGCCGGGCGGCGTGGTCGGCGCACTCATGGACGCCGGCAAGGAGCCGGAGAACGTCAAGGCGTTGGAGCAGATCGCCGAAACCCTCCGCGTCATCGCCGAGGACCCGCCCACGCAGGTCGTGTTCCAAGTCAAGGACATCGACGAGGGCATCCGGCAGTGGAACACCTACATCAACGGCAAGAGCCTGTCCTGGACCAAATAGGAGGCCCTCGTGGGCGCAGCCCCAACCGTCGAGCTGGAGGGCGTGAACGGTCAAATGTTCACGCTCTCCGGCCCCGGCGCCGGCGCTCAAGGCGTCACCCTCAAGACCAACATCGAAGGCCTCTACGACGCGCCCGTGAAGCCGATCTACACCTCACACGCGAATGAGCGCGGCTCCACCTACCAGGGCAAGCGGGATCTGCAGCGAGACATCCAGTTCGGCGTCTCAGTGCTCGGCGCGGCGGGCACGTGGGAAGACTTGGATTCGGCGTGGAGGCTGGCGTTCGACTACGGCAACCGCACCGCTCGCTTGTGGGTGCAAACCGAGAAGTCGCGCCGCTACATCGACGTCGCCCTGGCGCGGGAGCCAGAGGTGGTGGACCCATTCAAGGGCCACGCCCTCGGCTACACCCGAATCGTCATGCACTGCGTGGCCGCGGACCCGAACTGGTACGACACCCCGGAAACGTTCTCATGGGTCGCGCCGACCGACACCACCGACGGGTCCACCGTCAACGGCACTATCGCCGTGCCCTACGCGAACCCCACCTCAGGCCCGATCTGGCCTCAATGGGTAGCGCAAGGCGCCCTCGGTACCCGCTGGATCATCCCCGACTACAGCTTCGGCGACGACCGCAAGAAACGCGCCGTCGCGGACGCTGACCGCCGCATCATAATGCCCCTCCTCATCGGCGGCGAGCACCTCTACATCGACACCGACGAGGCCGCGAAACACGAGCAGGTCCGGTCCAGCCTCGACACCCAGATCTACCTCCGCATGAACGGAGTCTCGTTCATCTACCCAATCCCAGCCGGGCAGATGCAGACGAACTTCAACGTGTCCGTCTCGAAAGCGCCAGCCGGGGTTGGCATCCAGCTTCGGCTGATCCGCCCGTACTCACGACCATGGGGGTTGCGCCTGTGACCGCTGTGCAGACCATCGACTTCGACGCCGTCTTCGAGCAGATCACCGCGAAGATCAAGGCGGACGTCGAGGAACGTCTCATCCCGCCACTGATCCGAATCTGGGACGGGGATTGGAATCTCCGCGGCATCTGCAAGCAGGAGATCGGCGCCGAGTTCCAGTTCCTCGACAACGAAACCGGCACTGGCATGTTGGAGATGCCCGCCGACTACTTCCTGTCCGAATGGCTGGCGGCCGCCGATGAGCGTCCCACCTCGAATGTGCACGTCACGATGGACAAGGACGGCGCCCGCTGGGGTGGCCGCATGTCCGAGTTGCAGGTCATCAACGACGAACGCGGCCGACGCGTCCGAGTGCTGTTCAAGCACGACTACGAGGAACTCAAGCACATCCTCGCCTGGTCGAACCCGTTCCTACCGGAGGGCCTACAGTTCCCCCGCCTGTGGGTGCTGTTCGGGCGAGCACGCTGGTGCCTGAAGACGACACTCCACGTCAACCTGCGACGCCTCCACAAGTCTGGTTCGTGGGTGGCCGCCAACCCGATGACCGTCTCCGCGATGAACGCAGTCTCGGGGATCTCGAACTGGTCGCAGGTTGTGAAGCCGGACCTGACGCCGGATAACTCGGTCGGCGCGATCATCAACTCGCGGTTCAAGAACATGCACGAGGTGTCCCGAAAGCTGACCGCTGACGGACAACTGTCATGGGAGCCGCGCCGCTACCTCAACGGCGATCCGCCACCCTGGCCGGGCGCAAACCTACGGCACGGCACCCTCGTATGGGACCTGATCGACAAGTCCGGATGGAACACGGGAACATCGTTCGGCGGCAACATCTTCACCGGCCTAGTCCGCCAGTTCACCAGCATCGGCACGAACGGCTTGGACGAGTCGCTCGAGACGGTGGCAGACCCCAACGTGCCGGCCGCCTACCAGGAGCCGGGCGTGAAGGGCACTGACCCTGCCATGCCCGGCGTCATCTACCGGGAATCTGAGCACACCGGCATCCAGTCGTCGATGTACTCGCTAAAGTCGGCGACGGACCGGCAGATCGTCGCGGGCGGGCATTCGATGCCGGGTGTGAACGAACTGATCTCGTCGGCGATCCAGATGGCCGGCGACCTGACTGCCATGGTCCCCGGCGTCCCCCCGGTGGGCGGCGTCGCGGATGCAGTCCTCAAGCCGCTCTACACGGACGTTCTATTGGCATTCGGGAAGTGGGAGAACATCACCCGCGCCCAACGGATGGGCTGGTCGCACTACCACGAACGCTGGCAGGAGGGCGCCGACCGCGCCTACACCCTCGCCTGGCTGCTGGCGATGCGCACTGGCCGATGGGAAACCCGCGAACAGCACTCCGTCACCCTCGAAGTCGCGGACGGCGCACCGTGGAAGATCGGCCAGAACGGATTCGGCCATTACTTCCTCGGTGACCGAATCGGCGTCTCCCTGGAGGCCCCGCTCGCGCCGGGCCGCATCATCGTCGAACGCGTCTCCGAACTCGTCATCTCCTGGAGCCGAGACACCACCCCGACGTGGCGCATCCAGATCGGCCAACGCAAGCACGAAGACCCCGTCCTCAAAGCCTTCGAGCAGATGCAGGACTTCCTCGGCATCATCCAAGAGCTAGGAGTCGTCTAGATGGAGCAGTCGGTGGAACCGATCGACCCCGCGCAGCCCCGCATCCCGACATGGGACAACTGCGACCGCAGCGACCCCCGCACCCGGTTGAAGCCGGCGTGCGTCGGGTTGCCGTGGGCGGGGCAGCAGAAGTTCACGCCCCCATCGGACCTCGCCGAGGAGTGGTCCGAGCACTGGGTGAAGATCGGCCTCGTCTACGTCGGCGATATCGCCGCCCTCGCGGACGAGAACGGCACGATCCACGTCGATCAACTCCCCGAGCCGGAGTTGAGGCTGATCCCGCCGCACCGCGGGCAGCAGCACCCAATGAACGCCACGATGCAGTGGGTCGACGTCAACGAGCCCGACCCCCAGCCGGTGGTGATCCCGGACGTCAGTACCCGCGTCCACACGCCGGAGGAGCAGGCGATCGTCGTGGAGCAGCTCTACCACGATGGCGCGATCCCGCGGCCGGAGCCGGAGATGGACAAGGCGACGGTGGAGCGCACCTTCAATCCGGCGGACTACACGCCCTCCGAGGTGCGCGGCTACCTAATCGGCGCCGACGACCGCGAACGCGCCCGCGTCCTCGCGCTCGAGATGACCGGCAAGGCGCGCCCACAAATCCTCAACGACCCCCGATGGAAGGGGATGTGACATGACCTACTTCGACGTCGATTGGTCGCCGCGATTCAACTTCGGCGGCCCCCGCTCGACCAATGGCCTGAAGGGCGTGTGCGTGCACACCTCCGAGGGCAACCCGAGTATCACCGCCGAGAACCTGGCGAACTACCAGCTCACCTCACAGACCGGCTCATACCACGTGATCGTGGACCTGACTGGGAAGCGGCTGCGGGAGAACACCGACGACTGGGTCACCTGGTCGTCCGGCAATCAGGGCAACAACATCCTGCTGCACATCTGCTTCACGGCCCGCGCCGACTGGACCCGCCAGCAGTGGCTCGACCAGCACAAGATGCTGTACGCCGGCGCTACCGTCGTCGCCCACTGGTGCAAGACCTACAAGTTCCCGGTCCGCAAGGTCGACACCCGCAGCCTGCCCGGCATCCTCGGCCACGACGACACCCGGGCATGGGGCGGCACCGACCACACCGATCCCGGCAAGAACTTCCCCTACGACGTGTTCGCCCAGTGGGTGAACGACATTCTCGACCCCGACGCACCTCAGACCCCTGGAGGACCTGTGGCACTGCCCGTGGACCGCGACATCCGAGCCCAGTTGACCGGCTCCCCGCACGACAACGAGTACCCCGGCTTCGAGTTCCTCGGTGGCCGCACCACCGCCGACGCCCTTGGCGCCATCGGTGCCGCACTGAAGATCCCCGGCTTCCGCGACCCGAAGGCAGGTAAGTGATGAACCCCAACCCGATCCTCGATGTCCTGCGCGCCAAGATGGCGGAGCAGCCACTGGTGAAGAAGTACGCGAATACAGTCACGACCGCGGTCGGCCTCGTCATCGCCCTACTGTGGGCAGTCATCTCCGCCGGCGTGGACGTACCCGAAGGTGTCACCTCCGGCGTCCTCGTGCTGATCTCGCTCCTGACGGTCGTCGGCGTGAAGTTCACCCCGAACGGCGTGACCGACAAGCAGATCGCCGAGCTCGAGCAGTACGTCGGCAGACATCGCGCCGACACCTGATCGCCAACCCTGAAAGGGGGCGGTCATGTACCGCAGAATCGCGGCCGCGGCGATCGGCATCTCGTCGATCGTGCGCGGCTCCTCTTATCTCAGCCCACAGCTCCCTGACAGCTCGGTAGCGCAACTCGCGTTCGTCGATGAAACGATCCCGCTGACCTGGTACGCCGTCGGGTGGATAGCGACCGGATCGATCGCACTGCTCGCTGCAGCCTGGCCGCACCCCCGAATGCTGGGCGCCGCGTTCGGTGCCGGCATCGGGTTCAACACGCTGTGGGCACTCAGCTTCATGGCGTCGCAGGTATTCCTCGGCGTCCCACGGGCGTACGTGTCAGCTACCAGCTACCTCGTGATCGCGACCCTCATCTTCTGCGTGGCCGCACTCTCCGAACGGTTGAAGCTGCCGCCGGCGCCGAGGCTGGGGGGTGATCGATGTCGGGGTACCAAACAGCCCTGATCGGCGTTGCCGCCCCCATCGTGGCAGCGCTATTCACGTACCTAGGGACGCGGATGGCGACGCGAGCCGCCCGCCAGTCCGCGAAGGAATCGAACAACACCGAGGCGTGGGCCGAAATCCTCAAGGCGAACAACGAGCAGAACGCTCGCCTGAACGCCGAAATCCACGCGGTCCGGAATGACCAGAACGAACTCCGGGGGCGGGTCGAAGACCTCGAACGCAAGCTTGAACACGAGCAGCGTGTGCGCCGCGGCGCCTTCGATTACATCCGCATCCTGCTGCGCTGGATCGAGACCCACCTGCCTGGCGTGGCTCCGCCGCCACCCCCGGAAGTCGTGAGAGAGGAGCTGACATGACCTACCCAGTCGGCCCGGCCCCCGACGGCGCGTATGTCGTCGGCTCCGTCTACGGCCAGGACATCACCGAGGAATCCGCCAAGACCCTCATGGCCGGCGGCGCCAAGGTGAAGTGGCAGCAAGCGCAGGATGACTTCCGGGGCCGCGTCGACCCCATCGACGAGAGGGCTATGACCGCCGCCGACGACGCCGCCGCGGCGGCTGCGCTCGCCTCCGCGAACGAGCTGGCGAACATCGCGAACGCCGACGAGATCGCGAACGCGAAGCTCGAGATCGGCACGAAGGCGTCGCCGGAGGTCGTGCCCACTGACGTGCCCGGCTGGGTGACGCTCAACCCGATCGAGGACGCGACATTCCCGCGTACCGACCTCGAGCCCATCCCGACGATCGTCAACGGCAAGACCAGCACCCAGGTCGACGACAACGGCGGCACGCACCGCCACAACCACAGCGCGTCGATCACGTGGGTGGACCCGGTCTACACGACCGCGCTGAACCGGATAGACATCGGCTACATCAACGCGACCCGCGCCCGCATCTACAACACTCTCGGGGTAGTGATCGCCGCCGGCGCCGCCTCGGGGTTGGCGAACTTCCGGCTGCACGTCTTCAAGATGGGGCGGGACGAGAGCACGGGCCGGCCGAACGGTACCCTGACGCGCCTGTGGTCATCTGATCCACTCCAGTCCACTTTCGGCGGTGGCGCGCAGGACGTCCGCGTGAACATGCCCAGCGATATCGTCGCCGCGAAGGGTGACTGGTTCGCGGTCGTCGTTCACCAGACCGGCTCGGGAACCACTACCCGGAACCTGCTTGGTAAGAACACCGCGGCGATCGCTGCGATGTCAGGCATCCATCCGTCACGCCTGGGGATGAACAGGTCGAGCGTCGCCTACCCACTGCCTGACGTCTTCACGCCGGCCGACCTGGATACGTCGTCGACATGGATTCCATGGGTATGCATGGGGCAGACATTCGGAATCGTGAAGGTCTCGTTTGTGGACCTGTTTGACCGCGATGACGCGTCAACGCTCGGCGCGAACTGGGCCATGTATGGCGTCGGTATGGATGTGCGATCGAACGCCGCCCGCTGCAAGCGCTTCAACTATGGAACGTTCGGCCGTCGGGACGACCGCACCCAGGCGGTGTACGTCTCCCAAATGTCGACTGACAGCCAGTCGGTGACGATGCGGATCGGCGCGTTCGATCGAACGCACGCCGACCTCGAGCCCGATACCCAGCGCGTCCAGGCCGCACTCCGGTCGAACGCCAATGCGACCCGTTGTGTCGCCGTGAGCGCCAGGTGGGGACTCGTCGAGATCCGCGCCTACACGAACGCCAACCCGGCGGGCAAGACCATGAACTCGACAACCCGAACATGGTCAGCGAACGACAAGATCGAACTACGCGCCACTGACGTCTACTCGAACTCGCAGCCCGCGAACTTCCTGTATTCGCAGTTCGTTGTCTACGTCAACGATGCGGCCGTCCTGTGGTGGGACGACGTCGCCCAGGAGGCGTCCCGCGGTCCCAGCTTCCGGCGAGCCGGGTTCGAGACCGGCAACATCCACCGCGGTGCCGTCTTCGGCTACATCCACATTCCCTCGCCCGACGTTATCGACTGGAAGGCGCAAGACCTATGAACACCACCTTCACTGTCCCCGGCTTGGATGGGATCACCCTGACCGCCACGTACGACGCCGAGAAGTCGTGGATGCGGCTAGAGGGGCGCAACGCGGTCGGCGATCTAGTGTCAGCGTCTGGGTTCGCGATCACCTCGGTACCGATCGACCCGATCACGATCGACCCGGAGCCGGCACCGCCGGCGCCCAACCCTGTGCCGTGACGCGAGGGCGCGAGTGAGGGACACCCCAACTTCCCCTCGGGGTGTCCCTCTGCCCGCGTGCCCGCTTCCCTCAGGCACGCCACGACGATAGCAGCAGTCGAACAGGTGTGCGAGCCCTAGGGCTGTTGACGCGGTCAACACATGAGCGGAAACGTGCAGGTGGGCAATCGGCGTCAACAACCCGCGAAACGCCACCGACTGCAGGTCAGGGCCCAAAAGTGCTGAACAACAAAGGGGTTCGAGTCCCCTTAG